TACCTTTTGCAACGCCAGGAGTACAAGGATAACCGCTTGCGGCGATTGCACTAACATAATGAGTATTTCCAGAAAAGTATACTGTATCTCCAACTTTTAATTCTTCAAGCTATTTAATAGCTTTTTCAATAGCTGCTAAAGTAAGAGTTCCTACTTCGCCATCAGTTTTAAGTCCATGTTCACCTTGGAATTTTAAAACTGCGGCTAGTGTATTTTTACCGAAATCTCCATCAGCGCCATCCGGACCACAGTCATAACCTAACTTAATTAAATTAAGTTGTAGTGTTCGTACTCTTTCTCCAGTAGAACCTAAACGCATATTTCCACTTGGATATGCTGGTAGCGGACCAGATTCTTGTAATGGAGCTGTAACAGTATTATTAGTTACTAAACTCCACTTAGGTCTACCGAACCCAGCAATACTATTATTACCTCTATTATATGTGCGTCTAGCTACTTGATCTCCAGAATTACCTTCTATTGTTGTAAAACTAGTCCAGTTTTCTCCTTCGCCAACTACAGACTCTACAATACCAGTATGGTTTATATCTCCATCGTAGTAAAAGAAAGCTTGGTCACCTGGTTGTGGATAGTTGTAGAAAGCATTATTATTTCGATAATAAGAAGCGCTTGCACTACACAATGCAGAGCCGCGGCCAACTGTTTGATATGTCATGGCTGCACCTGTCTACATACCGAAGGCAGTAATAAAACAATAATCTGAAAATACATCACACCAAGGTTGATGCTACAAATCCCAACCATAGAATTGGTTATCCCAGCTACCTTCAGCATATTTAATATAGTTGTTATAACCTTCACGATAACCTAACTCTTTTCGAGCAACATTTAGAAGAGTTTCTACAGGATTTGAAGTATTATTAATAGGATTAGCGTTTGGCGTTGCTGCTAATAAATTAATTTGATTATACCAAGTCTGTGCATATTGATAACGTGTACTAATATTTTTTACTGCTGGATTTTCCCATTTGTCAAGTAGTAACCATGTAAGATTATATAGATTAGTATCAGATTTTAATGAGTTCCAAATTCCAGGAAATACTTCTTGGAATTCTTTAATAAGATATTCAACTTGAATCTATAAGTCTCCAATAGACTTATTTTTTGATTTTGCGTAATTTAAAAAACCTTGTTTGCGGCTCCAGTATGTCCATTGTGGTAGACCATAGCCACTTGCATCATATATAAAATTAGTATAAGTCCCATTGTCTACTTGTTCTGTATATTGGGTATCAGATAGACCTAATAATCTATTTTTTGAGTCTTCAAGATTATTTACAACAAAGCCGCTTTCAGCTTGAATATTGCCTAATACAGCACAAGCACCTTCTTTTGTAGTACCCGCGGCAGTTAATGAAGTATAAATATATTTAGCTACTTCAAATGTGGTCATTTATTTAATTCCTTAGAGACGTCGCAAATTTTATCAATCATATCACTTACAACATCCCAGTCAATATCATAATTTAATGTGCCGGCCATGGCTTGTAACTCACCCATAACCCATTCTTTTTTGTCTGCGCCGCGGTCAAACTTATCTTCTGCTTCCGCCATGAGATTCATGACTAATTTTAGCATTTGGTTCCAATTTTTTTCTCTTGTATTAGCTTGAATAAATTGAATTAGTTTAATCATTAATGGGACTAATACTGCAATACCACTTAAAATGGAAATAATAGCTTGAATCCAAAAATTAAAGTGTTCCATGTTTACCTCCTTATGGATGATATTCTTTCATACTTTCTTGCATGGCTTTTTGTTGTCTTGTTATTTCTTGAAGCTGCCATTCATGCTCTTGGTAACGGACTTTTGCTGCCTTAATCCATCCCATAAAACCGCACTCACCAGTGCATGCGACAAAAAAACAAGTACATAACGTATCTGGTATTCCACCAGTAGTTAAGTAAAGCCAGATCATAGTAATGGTAAAAACTAAAGTTGTAATTCCTACCAATACTAAAATTATATCCATTGTTTTTTTCTGAGATTCTTTTGAATGTCTCATGTTATTCACTTCCTTTGTATTATAAAGTAGAAGATCTTTTTAAACAATATAGGAAATGAATGTAATTATTAATACTTTGCATTTTATATAAGTCTTTTCTACTTATCAATGTCATATTATGGCAAATAATAAATAGGAGGTACATTTGTTATGAATGATACCGATTTTGTAATTGATCTACCAGAAGAATTATTTGATACTAAGTTGCCAAATAGTTATAATCTAAAATATTATCGTGATTTAAGTAACCGTACAATTTGGATTAATGAAGAGATTACTGGAGATCTTACACATGAACTTGTGCATTATATCTTAAAATGGAATCGAGAAGATCAAGATATCCCAGAAATGGATCGCCAACCAATTAAATTATTATTTGACAGTCCAGGCGGCGATTTAGATGCACAAGCCGCAATTTGTAGTATGATTGAACTTTCTAAAACACCCGTTATTGGAGTTGCAATTGGCTTGGTAGCGAGTGCGGCTTCACTTATATATCTTAGTTGCCACGTGCGGCTTGCTCTGAAGTCAAGCTACTTTATTTTACACAAAGGAAGCGCTGCTCTTAGTGGTGATTTTGAAAACATTATGAACTCTATTGATGATTATAGAAAAGAAGTAGAAAAAATGGTTAATTTTATTATAGAACGTTCAAAATATACTAAAGAAGAAGTTGAAGAGCATATAAATAAAGATTGGTATGTAAGAGCGCCAGAAGCGTTAGAAAAAGGTCTAGTTGATGAAATTATAACTAATATTAATGTTTTACTTTAAGGAGTGAATTTTTGTGTATACTGGTTACAAGGAATTAGTTTGGACGGATGAATAGTTAAGTGAATTTTATACTAATCCAGATTAGTTTTCTGCATAGTTTATAGAAAATGAATATTTATTAATTGGTAATTTGAATAAAGAAATAATTGATAAATATTGTTTTTAGAGTGGACATTTTAGGAAAGTTATGTTTCCAACTATTAGTAATAAGTTTACAAAAACTATAAAACCTCGTAATGAAGAACAAATTTTGGCTCTAGACTTACTTCAAGATCGTCATTCTAAAATTAAATTAATACGTGGCGTATATGGTTCTGGTAAAGACTTTCTTATGTTAAATCAAGCTCTTAATTATATTGAAAATGGTTAGTTTGAAAAAATAGTATATATAAGACCAAATGTTACTGTAGCAAATGTCCCTGATATTGGCTATTTAAAAGGAAGCGTTGAAGAAAAACTAGAATGGACACTTGCACCATTATATGATAAAGTTGGTGGACATGATGGTGTAGAACTTTTAATTAATGAGGGCCAGCTTGAAATGGTGCCTTTACTTCATATCCGCGGCCGCAGTTTTGAAAATAGTTTAATATATGTTTGTGAAGCTTAGAATATTACTAGTGAAATAGCAAAACTTATTATTAGTCGAGTCGGTGATAATAGTGAACTGTGGTTAAATTCTGATACGCATTAGACCGATAATAAGATATATGAAAAAGATAATGGCATTAAAAAAATGATAGATAGACTAAGTGGAAATAAATTATTTGGTTATGTTTATTTACCAAAAACAGAACGTGGTGAAGTGGCTGAATTAGCTACTTTACTTGATGATTAAAAGGAGAAGTTACTTTCTCCTTTTAAATTTGCATTTAAATAAATTTTTGGTATAATATAAGTAGAATAGAATAAGAAGGGGATAATATGCTAATCATACAATATATGAAAGATATTGACTTATATAAAGTTACTGAAAATAATGGAAAGGCAAGATATTGTACCATTGATGAAATTATGTATATTCTTTCTTTAGAAAAGGAGAAATAATTATAATGATTAAGAATTGGCTTGTTAGAGGAGATACTCATGGTAATTTTGTTTGGATATATAATGAGATTCTAAATAACTATCAACCAGAAGAAACAGCCATTATAATTCTTGGTGATGCTGGATTTAATTTTTATTTAAATAAAACCGATAAAAAAATAAAAGAGCAAGTTAATAATTATCATTATATTATTTATTGCGTGCGTGGAAATCATGAAGCGCGGCCGCAGAATATTCCGGGTATGCTGGAAGTTTTTGATCCAGAAGTAGGCGGGTATGTTTATATAGAAAATGATTACCCATATATTAGATACTTTAAAGATTATGGTATTTATACCATAGATGGGTATTCTGTAGGTATAATTGGTGGTGCATATTCTATTGATAAGTGGTATAGACTTGCGCGAGCTGGTATCATGAGCAAACTTGATCAAGGTTATACTAATTCAAAGAGAACTGGTTGGTTCCCAGATGAACAGCTCAGTAATGAAGAAATGAATGACGCTGAAAAATTGTTTATGGGGAAAAAGCTTGATTTTGTAATGACTCATACTTGCCCATATTCATGGCGGCCTGTTGATCTTTTTCTTCATGGAGTAGATCAGTCTTCTGTTGATAATACAATGGAAAAATGGCTAGATAAGTTAAAAGATGAGTTTGAATGGAAGATTTGGCTTTTTGGGCATTATCACCAAGATCGTCTTGAGCGGCCGCACGTAGAAATGTATTATAATGATATAGAACAGCTTGAGACTATTTATGATAGATGGCGGCAATATGATAGTACAGGAACTCTACCATGGTGGGTATCTAAAAGTCCAAATTTTGACTTTT